CATGAGCGATGGTCATGTATGGTGTACAAATGCCAAAAGATCCTAAGATAATGTCTATGGACTGGCGCAGCCTTGGATACTGGCCTGTTTATAAAGATGGTAAAAAGGTTTGGGAAAAAGATGATAAAGATAAAAACACAAAGTAGTTTTTAATAGACCATATGATATAATTAATTGTGCCTTATTTAACAAATGAAATTTTAAAATTTTACGAAATTAACAATAATAATACCTGGTATCTTACAAAATATTTTACAAACGGTGGCGACATGGGACTATACTCTGCACATGCTAAAGATGTTGTTGCTAATTCTCCAAATGGCGACTCTTTTATGGGAACAGTTGATGAGCATAATGTGTATGAAATCAATAGTCTTGGTTTTCGTGGAGAAGTTTATGAATCCCCTGACGTAATTGGAGTTGGTTGCTCAATAACTTTTGGTCTTGGTATTCCAGAATCTGGAAGATGGACAAATATTTTAAGTAATAAAATGAATAAAAATGTTTTAAACTTGGGAAGCCCTGGGGCATCTGTAGAAACTATGTGCAATACTATTATTAGATATTGTTTAAATAACAAAATGCCAAAGGAAATTTTTTGCTTGTTTCCAGATTTTTTTAGAAATATGGTTATAGTAGATAAAGAATTTTATAAATCAAAAGTAAAAAGACCGATCCATGATGGCGAAGAGTTACGATCAACATTCTGTAATCCGCAAGTACATAAAGATACAAAGTCTAATTCTGTATTTATGGAGATAGATAATAAAAAATATATAGAAGACGCAATTTCTCCACATCAATTAATTTTAAACTCCATAAATTTTATTTATATTTTAGAGTCATTTTGTTTATCAAATAATATAAAGTTACATTGGACAACTTGGGATGTGGCAAGTTCTTTAGTTATGGAAAAACTAATAAATATAAAAGATTTTAAATTAAAAAATTTTTCATTCCTTTTGCCAATTAATCCAGAAGAAAGTCTTAACTTTTCCATAAGGAGAACTTGCAACTCATCGCATGAGTCTGATTTTATAGATACTATGTACTGGGAAGCAGGATCCGATTACTCCATAGTGGACTACAAAAAAGATGAAAGTCGTGCTCATCCAGGAGTTCATCTTCAAAACCATGTTGCAGATTTTTTCTATAGCCTGTATAATGAAAAGAAAGCATAAGGAGAATAATTTATGAGTATATACAATTTATCGTTTATAGAAAATAATGGTAATGAAATAAAACTGGAAAGTTTTAAAAATAAAAACATTTTGATAGTTAATACTGCAAGTCGTTGTGGCTATACAAAACAATACTCAGACCTACAAAAGGCTTACGGAGAAAAGATTATTGTAATTGGTTTTCCATGTAATCAATTTGGAGAACAAGAGCCAGGTACAGACGAAGAAATAAAAAACTTCTGTGAAACTAACTACTCAGTTACCTTTCCTATCTCTAAAAAAATAGAAGTAAACGGACCAAATACTCACCCAATCTATCAATATTGCAAAGAAATTACTGGAGTAAGTAATATTAACTGGAACTTTGAAAAGTTTTTGGTTTCTGCTGAGGGATCAATTACTCACTATCCTAGTTCACACAAAGTATCAGACATTGTTTGACAACTAACTACCTTTAAGGTATACTTGAAGTATGAGTATAGACGAAATGACATTACGAGAAGAGATTGCAAGGGCCATAGAAGCCCTGCCTATTGAGTCAGCATCAACAAATGCTTTGGGCATGCGGACTGAGGCTGCCAAGGTTGCAAGAGGAGAAGATAATTATATGACTGAATTTTTTAATAGACAGGAGGCTTACTAATGATTAGTTTGTTTTTCTTAATTCCAGCATTTATTGTGGGGTATGTAGCATGTTATTTTATTATGACATACAAGGTTAATCAAGATTAAGCCTCTAGCATACATCTTTGATGTAGATGGAACCCTAGCCAATGTAGATCCATACCTTCACCTTGTTCGTGGTTCTAATAGGGACTACGATGCCTTTCATGAGGCTTCTATAGATGCCCTGCCAAATTTTGAAGTAGTTCAGATTCTTAATGAGGCATTTTTTGATCAGATGCATGTCCTTATTGTTACATCAAGGAAAGAGGTCTGGCGTGGATTAACCTCATATTGGCTTGCTAAAAATGATATTGGTCACCATGCACTGTACATGCGTAAAGATGATGATAATAGGCCAGACTACGAAGTTAAAAAAGATATCTTACTTAAGATTAAGAAACATTGGAATATTTTTCATGCAGTAGATGATAACCCCAATGTGATTAAGTTATGGGAAGAATACGGAATTCCTACTACTAAGATTGGTACATGGGATGGAAACAAATCTTGACATATATGTTTCAATATGGTATGATTAGTTTATGACTAAACGAGTTAAAAAAATTTATAAATGCGTTGAATGTGATACTATGATTACTATTGTAACCAAAGTTCACGAACTACCAGAGTCCATTATTTGTCCTTGTGACAAAGTAGCAGAAAGCCAGTAATCTAATGAAAAAATCTAACAACAAAGTGTCTCAGCATAAGATTAAAAGAGCAAACAAAAACAAAAAAAGAGTTCAGGCTAAACCACACTCATCTAAATTTGAAAGACAGCAGGCTTTCTTAAGAGAGCAAATTATTCAACAGTCCGTTTTTCGGGCATCTCAAAATGTTTAGGAGATAAATAATTGGTAGATCAAGACGACTTAAATAAAATATCAAAAGAAGTAAAGCGCTACATTATTAAAGAACATATGAAAACATACTACTATTCTAGTGTAGGAATCTTATGCTTTTTGCTTGGCACATTTTTTGGCTTACTAATTAAATAAAGTCTAGCACCAGTAGCCAAGTTGGTTAAGGCCCCGAACTCATAATTCGGTTATCGTAGGTTCAAGTCCTACCTGGTGTACTAAGCGAGTGTTACATAATGGTAGTGTCTCTGCCTTCCAAGCAGATAGTGCCAGTTCGATTCTGGTCACTCGCTCCAAGTTTGACAAATCTACTTTATAAGGGTATAATTAACATATGAATGTAAGAAATGTAAATAAAAATAAAATTGTGCCTCATGTGCTTACATATCCTAGGAGTGGGATGCATTTTTTTGACGATACTCTATATGAAATAGAAGGAATTCATTTTAGCAGGTCTCACTTTTTAGATGAACTGTTTGATAAAAATAACAATAAACAAAGAGTAATAATAACAATAGCCCGAGATCCAATAGATAGCATTTCTTCTTATTTAGCAATACACCATGGGGTAGCGGATATATTTTTAACTATTCAAAGGATAACGGACTATGTCCTTATGTATGCTTTTTTATGTGAAAATGCAGACTACGTTATAGATTTTAATGATCTTGTAACATATCCAGAACCTGTAGTTAAAAAAATATTAAGTTTGTTAAACATAGATAAAAATGAATATAGTTTGTTTAATAGAGGTCACATTTCTAAATTTAAAAATTATGTTCCATCAAGCAAATCTTTAAAAAATTATGATAATAGTTTGTTAGATAATCTTGACACTGATCTGTGTTATTTTTATTATAACAAACTTTTAGAAAAAAAAATCATACTTTAATTTTAGTTGTAACCTTATAAACCTGCCAAATTGATGAATAATAAAAGCATGATTACTGCTTAACACAAACCTCTGTAGTTCAGTGGACAGAACGATGGACTTCTAAGCCATGCGTCGCAGGTTCGATTCCTGCCAGGGGTACTAGATATTTGTGGTGTATAATTGTTTTATGGAAAAGGTAAACTGTAACGAATTGTGGCGTGGATGGATGGATTTTTATCCAAACGATACACAAGTTATTCAGTGTAAAGAAAGCCTGTCTAATTTTTCTAAAGATGACTGGGTATCAATGTCTGAAGAAGCAACTCATTTAATGCAGACTCTTGTTAATTTAGTTTTACACAATACTCCACTAAAAGATAAGGCTTCAGAAAACTGTTTTGATCTTTTTATTAAGCATGTAGACGAGTGGTTTTTTATAGTAAACAAAACTTTTATTATAAAACTTATCCATTCATGTCAAACTGATGAAAAATTCTTACATTTTTTTGATAGATTTCATCCTGGATTAACAAAACATTTTATGAAGTTAATGATGGTCTATATGTATAAACTTCCAGACTAATTATATTTTTTAGGATGTTTTGGTTCGTATGGTGCAACTTTAGACTTAATCCGACCATCTTTGTATAGTCTAACAATCCAGCCATCTTTGATCTGAACTGGATTAAACGCTGCTGCTTTTTTCTTTGGCATTAGAGTGTGTGTCTTTCTGTTTGTACCTTTGTGTAATCCTTGCCAAAATCAGCAAACAAAGCCTTATCTCTTTCACGGTTAGCAATTCCTCGTGACCATGAGTATCCTGCGTCTCCGCCCCATGCAAGCCACATGATGTATCCGTTAGATGGGTTTGCTGAGTTGCCCCAGTCCTTACCCTTCTTGTCTACTTCATGGCGTGAGAAGTATGAGTACATTCTCTTAACAGTACTGAGAGAGATTGATTCTCCTCTTGCTAACTGCCCTGCACGAGTCCAACCTACAGATGTTCCAGCACCATTTGCTTTTCCATCTTCCTTAAACTTAATTGCTCTACGAGCAGCAGATCTTGCTCCTGCTGGTGGTGAGTATCCTTCAGCCTTTGACACTGAATCTTCATCATATTCTACTGTGTCATCATCTTCAAATAGATCATCTGCTTTTGCAGCAGGTACACAATTAGGAACTGGCTTACCATTGTCTCCTGGCTTCATTCCTCTTTGAACATATCCATCCCAACAAGGTGCTTGCTTAGAAATATTTTCTGGGCAGCAATCCGATTTACCAATTGATGAATCATACATTGCCATAGCAACTTCTGAAGAGTCTGGCTCTTGTGGTAGTGGATCAATAGCAACCATCAATGACATCATACATCCTGTGTATAGATTTGTTGCTTCCCAAAAACCATTTTCTTCTTGTTCAAATAATTGTATGAGTACTGCTGGATTTTCTGGAGTAGCCTCAAGAGAATACTCTCCTCCTGGAATACCAAGCATACCTTCTGTCATTACATGAACTACCTGACCAATGTGGACCTCTTCATCAGACCCATGGGCTGTCATTGCGAAATCGCCTTCTTTTAGCATAACATAATTATATCATGCCTTAAGAATCTCTGGGTCGTCAGAGAAGGCTATGCTTACTGAGTGCCTTGGGCACATTGATTCAACACTATGAATTACGCCCTTTGGTATAAATGTCATGTCCCCAGGGCTTAACAACACCTCGTAATTTAGTTTTTTATCATCATGGAAAACCTTCCATAGGCTTTGTCCACTACCCTGAATAAAGAATCTATCTTCTGCATCTGAATGCACTGTAGGATCCCACCATTCAGTTGGCCATCCATCTACCCCGTCGTCTTTAATTGTAAGTTCTTCTGGAATTTTTTTAGCATTGTCTATAGTAAATTTTGAAAAAAGGTTTTTTAGGTTTTTGTCTATCATCTTATTATCGTTTCTATTTATAAAATGAACTATCATCATTGAAAACATAATATGGCCTTTGTAAAATAAAGAAATGTCTGATATTGCTTTTTTATAATAATCAAAAACCCTTGGATCTTCTTCAATTACAAAAGTTCCAATAGAGTTGTAGTCTATAGTCTTGCTTTCTTTTGCAAGATCATAAAAATTGTCTACATCTTTCCATGAAGGAAAATCTTTACAAAAATCTTTTACAACAAAAAGTTTTCGTTCTTTTTTAGCACTTATTAGGTCTTTTTTTGTAACTATCGTCATACAAAAATTATAGCACACTCTTAGCCATTTAAGCGAAGGTGAGTTCTTATTCTGTGACAATTAGCACAAACCACTTCACACTTTTCGATCTCTTTCTTGATAGCCTTCCACGAAAAACCATCATGGATCATCCTGGATATATTATATTTTTTGTCTCTTATGTGATCAAAGTCTAGGATTATGTGGTTACCAACCCCACAGTCCACACAGCCAGAATCCTCTTTTATCTTAGCAAGCATCTTCTTATATTGCTGCTTATTATAATGGTCTAACTCTTTGTCAGTCATTGCTTCTATTATACCCTGCAATATTAGGGCCCCACACAGGCAATTCACCTGACTTGCGCCACGGTCTCTATCCAATGGGTAACTAATCCATCACTAAGGTCCTGTGTGGGACATGTCTATTGTACTACCAGATTATACGGTGGTGGTGATATACTTGTATATATGGAAAACTCAAAACTTAACAACTGGTCTAAAGGTAAACAAATAAAAGATCCTATTGGGTATGATGAAGAAACCAAGTATAAATATAATGAGATGGAAAAAGCATTTTCTATATCTCAAATTCAGTTAAACAATGCAAAACTATTTAATTCAAAATATGAATATGCAAAAACCTTAAATAAAAATATATCATATTTAGAGGTTGGTGTTGGCTATGGCTGGTCGGCTAAAATGTTTATAGACACGACAAGCGCTAAAAGTGCAGACCTATTAGATTTATACAATAATGCTGAGGGTACTAGAGAGCCAGGGGGGGATGCTCCAGAAGATAGTTCAATAACGCATGAACAATATATAAAAAATAAATTTTCTTATCACCCCAACGTAAACACAATAAATGGAGATATGAAAAAAGTATTTTTTACATTAAATAAAAAGTATGATCTAATTCTTTTTGATGCCGAAACTGATAGGATTTTAATCAGAAATATTTTAAAACATTGTTCTAAAATAGTCAACATCGGTGGAGTTGTGGGATTTACTTCTTACATGAACTATGATGCTGTTCATTATGATGTGCATGTAGGCATATATCAAAGCGTAAATGAATTTTTGCATTTTAACAACAATTGGTCTGTTGATGCTATAGTTTTACACGAACTTGGATTTCATGAGATATATATAAAAAGAAATTCATAGTAAATGAGCAGTTTATAGACTACTGCTCAGGTCTATTAGCCACGAAGATTCAACTCCCGCTAACTTTCCCGTCAAGGGAACATCCGTTGTAAAACCTTCTAAAGTCTCATAGCGGAATGTTTACTATTATACTACTGAATTTCAATAGTTTTTGGTAGTTTATCTTCTGGGATCTGTTTTTCAAGTCTGATATCTAAAATACCGTCCTTGAATTCAGCCCCAACAACTTCGACAAACTCAGGAAGAGTAAAGATATCAGTGAACTTACGAGCAGCAATGCCCTTATGTAGATACTCTGCACCCTCTGGTAACTCAGCATCCTGCTTCTCGCCCTTGATTGTAAGTTTGCGATTGTCTAGCGATACTGAGACATCATCCTTAGAAAAACCAGCCAAAGCAAATGAAAGAATATACTCTTTGTCATTTAATTTAATCTGATTGTAAGGTGGATAGTTTGTTGTTGTTGTTACCTTCTGTAGGTTTGAGAAGGTATTAAAAAATGGATCATTAAAAAGATCCAGTGCTGTTTTTACCATGTTATTCCCCTTTCAAGCGAATAAGTTAATTTACCCCCCATTCGGGCAGGTATAAATATTATAGCATAGAAAAGCAGGCCTGTCAAATAAACAGACCTGCCAATCTAATGGTTTACTTTTTTGCTGCTGCCTTTTTAGCAGGAGCCTTCTTTGCTGCAGGTCTCTTGACTACCTTTGCAGTTTTAACTGCAATGTCAACCTCAGTAGCATCTGGCAACTTGCCAAACGCTTTGTCATTAGGGTTAACTGCTCTGATTGCTACGGGCACGATGGCTCCAAGCAATGAGTAAGCAAGTGTCTTTGGATCTGTTACGCCTGAAGCGTAAAGAGCAATCGCTGCTCCAAGGACTGATCGTCCGTAAGATGCTAGTGCTGCTTTTAGTTGTGTTGTATTCATAATTTTCCTCCTAGGATATTATTTTTGTTAGTACTGTAAAGCCAATCCATAAACCAATAATTCCTGCGACTCCCGCAAAAACTGGTGGTGCTGGTACTGGCAATTTGAATGCAGCAAATACTACGCCACATCCAAAACCTGTTAGTATTGATAAGACAATGTCTTTCATTAATTTTTTCCTTTACTGTAGTTGTACTCTTTAACAAACTCTATGCTTCTTTTAACATCTTCATTATTCCTAGCACCAAAAATTATTTCTTTAATTCCTTGATCTTTAAATTTATTTACTAAATTAGTCAGCGTTTCATAGGT